GCCTAGAGAGTCGACGCAAGTCGTAACATCCGAGAATCAAGCCGAATTTTTTGCCCAAAAACTGAACTTAGCTCCCGAAAGCGAATCTGAGGCTGTCGAACAGGCAGAGCCAGAAGAGCAAGAGGTTGAGAATGAGCCAGAGGCAGAAGAAGAAGCACCAGCCGCAGAAAACGAACGTAAACCGACTAAGCTACAAGCGCGGTTTTCGGAGTTAACCAAGCAGCGCGAGCAAGCTAGGGCTGATGCCCAGCGCGAACGTGATGCAAGGGAGGCACTGGAAGCACGGTTGCAGGCTTTAGAGCGGGGTCAGACGCCACAAAAGGCGCAGGACCCAGATCAAAAGCCGACACCGGACCAATTCACTGATGCTTTTGAATACGCAGAGGCGTTGGCTGAATATAGCGCGGAAAGAGCTTTAAAAGAGCGCGACAGGCAGGATCAAGAAAGACGGCAGCAAGAGCAAAATGCCAAGGTTGCACAAACTTGGGCAAAGCGGCTCGAAGCGGCAAAGGCAGAAATGCCTGACTTTGATGACATGGTTGTTTCTAGTGACGTTGTAGTGCCGAATCACATTCGGGACGCAATACTAGAATCAGATGTAGGACCGCAAATCCTGTATCACCTGGCGTCAAATCAGGATCAAGCCCGATCTTTCAATGATATGAGTGTGGCGCAGGCTTTGAGGGCGATTGGCAAGCTCGAAGCCAAGCTCGAGAAGCCAGAGGTTGGTAAGCAAGAGCGTTCTGTGGTAAAAAGCAAAGCACCAGCTCCGATTAACCCTATCAAGTCAAGCAATGCGAGCGCTGATAATCTGGTGAATTCCAAAGGCGAATATCACGGGACTTATGCAGCGTGGAAAGCGGCAAGACAAGCCGGGAAAATACGCTAACCAATTCTGCATCATTGATGCAAAGGACCAAAAATGTCTAATACCTTGCTTACGATCAGCAAGATCACCAACGAAGCTCTGATGGTTCTGGAGAACGAACTTACGTTCACCAGTGAAGTCAATCGTGAGTATGACGATCAATTCGCTGTTGCTGGCGCAAAGATCGGCGCAACCGTTAACGTCCGTAAGCCAGCACGGTTTATTGGCACGACCGGACCAGCGCTGTCGGTTGAGGATTTTAACGAAACCTCGATCCCAGTTACGCTGACCACCCAATTCCACGTTGATACGCAATTCTCGACGGCGGATCTGGCTCTCTCGCTGGATATGTTCTCAGATCGCGTGATCAAACCTGGCGTTGCTGCTATCGCCAACAAGATCGACCGTGACGGTCTGGTGCTTGCCAAAAATAACGTGGCCAACATTGTTGGTACGGCTGGCGTGCCACCGACCTCGCTCCTGACCTACTTGACGGGCCAGGCTTATCTGGACTCGGAGGGCGCACCACGTGACGGGCGCCGTGCTTGTATCGTTGAGCCGTTTACCTCGGCCACTATCGTTGATTCGCTCAAGGGCTTGTTTATGCCTTCGGCAAAGATCAGCGAGCAGTACGAGAAGGGCATGATGGGAACCGACTCGGCTGGTATGCGTTGGAAAATGGACCAGAACGTTGTATCGCAGACGTTTGGCTCTTACGCCACTGCTACCCTGTCGACCAACACTGCCACGTTCAGCGGTTCGCTGACCTCGGGCTGGGCATCGACCTCAACGATCACCATTTCGGCGGCATCGGCAGCGGCTCCGATCCAGCAGGGCGACGTGATCACGATTGCCAACGTGTATGCTGTCAACCCGCAGAACCGTCAGCCGTATGGCACGAACCGTCTGCGTAACTTCGTTGTGACCTCGGCTGTCACGATCTCCTCGGGTGGCTCGGCATCGGTCACGGTTAGCCCCGCGATCATCACGGCTGGCCAATTCCAGAACGTGTTTGTCTCGGCTACCAGCAGCTCGGCTGTTGTAACCCCGTTCAACAACACCGGCACGGTTTCGCCACAAAACATCATTCTGCATCGCAATGCAGAGACGTTGGCTTGTGCTGACCTTGAGCTGCCGCAGGGCGTTGTGTTTGCTGGTCGCGCATCGGATAAAGAGCTTGGGCTTTCGATTCGTGTGGTGCGTCAGTACACAATCAACAACGATTCGGTTCCCTGCCGTCTCGACGTGCTGTATGGCTGGGCAATGCTTTACCCCGAATTGGCCTGCCGCGTCGCAGCCTAATCATTAACGACATAAAGGAATAATCATGGCGAATCCGGGACCCGCAAGTACCGTAGCCAATCATCCACAGGTGCTTGGCTCTAACCAAGCTCTGCGTTTGTTGGCATCGGCTCAATCGGTCAATCTGGCAGTTACGGGTGATACCGTTCTGCCGATCCTTAACACGACCAACTACAGCGTTTCTAACGTTATCGTGACAAACGCTTCGGCAAACCTAAGCACTGCAACCGTCCCTTTTGCGGGCGTGTTTCCAGCGCCTGGCGCAAGCGGCACCGCAATCGTCTCCAATGCGACGCTGAACGCTTTGACGAGCGCTTCGGTTGTGTCGCAGCGAACGATTAACAGCACTGCTGCTCAGGCGGGTCAGAACCTGTACCTCAACGTGGCAACGGCAGCTAGCTATGCAGCCACGGTTGACGTGTTTGTTTATGGCTATGATCTGTCATTCCAGCCCTAATAAGGGCGAATGAGAAGGGGAAGCCGATCTCACAAGGGTCGGCTTTTTTCTTTAATTTTGGAATAGAAAATGGCGCAGAACAATCAAGTTAATACCGTCACGTCGCAGAACGTGGTCCCTGTCGGCGCTACCTACGACGCTGATGGTAATTTCATCACTTTGGTTGGTGCTGCGGGTCAACCAATCAGCTCGGGCGGCGCATCGCAGACCGATAGCTATGTGGTTCTCAGCTCCTCGGCGACTCTGCCCAATGAGCGGGTGCTGACTGCCGGATCTGGCGTCACGATTACCGATAGCGGCCCAGGCGGGACCGTTACGATTACCTCGACCTCGGGCGGCGTTTCAACCGTTGCGACCGGCACTGGTTTGACCGGCGGTCCCATCACGTCGACCGGCACGATTGCTCTGGCCAATACTGCGGTCACGGCTGGCACTTACGGCACGTCGATTGGCATCCCGCAAATCACGGTTGACGCTCAAGGTCGAATCACTGCTGCAAGCACGATTGCAACAACCAGCAACAGTTATCAAGGGACATGGAATGCTTCGACCAATACTCCGACGCTTACATCGAGCGTTGGAACGGCGGGGTTTTACTACGTGGTCTCGACGGCTGGTTCGACTACTCTAAACGGCATCAGCACTTGGGCAGTCGGCGATTGGGTTATCTTCCAGGGCAGCGTATGGCAAAAGGTAGCTGCATCGGGATCTAGCGCGTTCAGCACGCTCACCGTCACGGGTTTGACGGGTTATATGTATGCAAACGGTGCAAGCGCCGTCACTGCTGCGACAACAATTCCGAATGCTGGTTTGACCAACTCATCGGTCACCATTGGATCGACCAACGTAGCGCTTGGTGCGACCGCGGCATCGCTCTCTGGGTTGACGCTGGTTAGCCCCACAATGTCTAGCCCGACGCTGGGCACTCCTGTTAGCGTTACGCTGACAAATGCAACGGGTCTGCCGCTATCGACGGGCGTTACCGGCAATTTGCCGGTTGCTAACTTGAACTCCGGTACATCGGCGACTGCCACGACCTTTTGGCGCGGCGACGGCGTTTGGGCGACTCCTGCTGCGAGCGCAGGAACTGTAACCTCGGTTGGCGGCACTGGATCGGTAAACGGGATATCGCTTACTGGCACGGTGACAAGCGCAGGCAACATTACGCTTGGCGGCGCATTGACGGGCGTGAGCTTGGCAACGCAAGTTACTGGCAATCTGCCGGTTACTAACTTGGGCAGTGGTACTGGCGCATCGGCCAGCACGTTCTGGCGTGGCGATGGTTCTTGGGCAACTCCTTCTGGAAGCGGTACGGGAACGGTCACAAGCGTTAGCTGGACGGGCGGCATTGTATCGGTTGCCACTCCGACCACGACCCCAGCTTTTACGATTTCGGGTACGTCTGGCGGCATTCCGTATTTCAGCAACGGCAATACTTGGGCCTCGAGCGCAGCTCTTGCGGCGAATGCTCTTGTTGTTGGTGGCGGGGCTGGAACGGCTCCCGCAACGGTAACGACTGGCACTGGTGTTGTCACGGCGCTTGGTGTTAACACCGGATCTGCTGGCGCATTTGTGGTTAACGGTGGGGCTCTTGGCACGCCATCTAGCGGCACGCTGACAAGCGCCACCGGCTTACCATTGACCACAGGCGTTACGGGCGTCCTGCCGGTTGCTAACGGTGGCACGAACGCAAGCGCTGCGGGTATCACGGCGTTTAACAACATCACGGGTTATACGGCATCTGGTGCGACTGGCACGACCAGCACCAATATCGTATTTAGCACGAGCCCAGCGATCACCACGGCAACGCTGACCAACCCGACGATCACCAACTACACGGAAACGCAATTTACTGCGACCGTGACGGGTAATGCGATCACGCTGACGCTCACCAATGGCACGTTCCAGACCATTACGACAATGGTTGGGGCCAATGCGATTACATTGCCTGCGGTTGGGGCTGGTAAATCGCTGACGGTCCAGGTTGTTTACGCTTCGACGCCAACTAGCTTGTCGTTTGCTTCTCCGTCTGGCGCTTTAAAGTATCCTGGCGGAACGACTCCGACGGCAACGCTGACTAACACCAAGTCGGACTTTTATAGCTTTATCTCAGATGGTACGAACTGGTACGGAGTGCAAACCGGAGCCAACTTCTGATGTTGTCAACGAGTAAGCTGTTTTTTAACCCGGCGGCAGCGGCTGCAACGACGGATCCGAATTTCAAGTATGTCCCGTTGCTGCTGGAGTCAACGACCACTAACGGCCAACAGAACAACACGTTCTTAGATTCCAGCACCAACAACTTCACGATTACACGCAACGGAACCCCGACGCAGGGTTCTGTGACTCCGTACTGGCCTAACGGGTATTGGAGCAATAACTTTAATGGAAGCACAGATTATTTTAGTTTAGCAAGTAACGCTGCTTTTGGGGTTGGAACAGGAGATTTGACTCTTGAGGCATGGGTTTATTGCATTTCTTTAAGTAATTTGTATCAAGGAATTATTTCCACTAGAGTTGAAACTCCTGCAAATTATCCTGGGCTTGGTTTAGTAATTGACAATGGCAAAATACAATTTTCTATTTTAAATTTAAGCGGAGCCCTGACAGACAGTGCAAACATTCCATTGAATCAGTGGGTGCATGTTGTTGGGGTCAGGTCTGGGACAAACGCAGCTTTATTTGTAAACGGAGTAAGAAAGGCGTCTGGCACAAACTCAGAAAGCGGGGCGGCAGCTAGTCTTGTAATTGGAAGGTATTACACCGGATCCAATAACTACTATTTAAACGGCAATATTTCTAATGTTCGGCTTGTTAAAGGGACGGCTGTTTATGACCCAACGCAAACAACGATAACGGTTCCAACCGCTCCTCTGACTGCAATCACAAACACGTCGCTTCTTGCTTGTCAATCAAATAGGTTTATAGACAACAGCACTAACAACTTCGCCATTACGGTTAACGGCACTCCCAAAGCCCAAGCATTCCAGCCGTTCTCCCCGGCGGCATCGTACACCACTGCGGCGTATGGGGGGAGTGGGTATTTCAATGGAACAAGTGATTATTTAACTGTCCCTTCAAACGCAGCATTAAATTTAACAGCCGACTTCACAGTTGAAACTTGGGCTTTTGCCACAGCGACCACAAATGCTGTTGACCAAGTTTTTAATTATGGCGGCTTCATTTTTATGCTATACCACAACGGGACCACTTGGACAGTTGAAGTTGGCAATGGCTCAAGCAATTATTTCACGTTATCTGGAACTGCAAGTTTAAATGCTTGGCATCATTTCGCAATTACAAGAAGCACAAATACATATACGTTCTGGATAGATGGGGTGTCAGCAGCAACCGCAACTAATAGTAATGCGCCTGCCACTTCGGGAGTTACGCTAAGTATTGCCAGAAGTCAAGGGACTGGTAATCAATGGTTTACTGGGTATTTATCAAATTTTCGTATTGTCAAAGGCACGGCAGTCTATACCGCAGCATTTACCCCACCGACATCGCCAGTAACAGCAATCACTAACACCAGTCTGCTAACCAACTTCACCAACGCGGGGATCTACGACGCTGCGGTCCAAAATAATGTAATAACGGTAGGCGACGCCCAAGCGTCAACCACGGTATCTAAGTGGTCGCCTACCAGTATGAAGTTTGATGGCACTGGCGACTGGCTGACGGCAATTGACGGACCTCAGCTACAGCTTGGTACCGGTGACTTTACAATTGACGGATGGCTTTACCTATCTGCAAACGGTGTTATTTACGGAATTGTAAGCAAAGGCACGGCAACAACCGGATGGTCCGTAAACGTCACTGCTTTGAACAAACTGCAATTCAGCTATACAGCGTCGAATTTGACTGGAACGACGTCACTGGCTGCAAGCACTTGGTACTATTTTGCGGTCGTTCGATCTGGTAGCGCCACGGGGAATCTGAAGGTTTATTTGAACGGATCGGTTGAGGCGACCAGCGGCGGCGCAGTGACGGACAACTTTAACCAAACAAACATTTTGTATGTTGGTGCGGATCGAATTGGGGCGACTCCTTTGAACGGTTATCTGCAAGACGTTCGGATTACTAAACTTGCCCGCACCATCACCACGCCAACAGCAGCATTCCCAACGAGGTAATCGTGCAGCTTGCCAATTCAGAACTCATCATTAAAGACCATACCGAATGGTTTCCCTACACTTCGTTTGGCGACCGTGGCCCATCGCTTGATTGGATCGCCGAAGCAGGCTATTACGTCATTTCAGTATGGAAGCCCTACGACCATGCTACCGAAAAGCTGGTTTCGGCGGCTCCGCATCTATATGACGGGATGTGCTGCTTGGTTGACGTTGAGCCATTGACCGACGAAGAGCTCCAGTCTCGGATTGATACGCAGTGGCAAGTCGTGCGCAGTCAACGCAACCAGATGCTGAAAGACTGCGATTGGACGCAACTGGCTGATTCTCCGGTCAATAAAAAAGCATGGGCGACTTATCGTCAGGCGCTGCGCGATTTGACCAAACAAGCAGATCCATTCAAAATAACCTGGCCAAAAGAGGGCGACAATGTATAACTCACCGTTCACGCCGTTTGGCCCGACTTATTTGGTTGGCACTTCTCCGACCCAGGTTGCCTCAAGCAACAACGACAACCCAACGAGCTACCGGATTCGCAACACCAGCGCTTCCGTTCAGTACATTGCCTGGGCTCCTCCGGTTCCTGGCAACGCAACGCCAACGATCACGGTTGCAGCTCCAACGGCTGGCGTGCCGAAGAGAGCCACGATGGGATTTTTGCCAAGCTCGGTCGAAGTAATTGGCGGCATTCCCGCTAACGCTTGGTTCCAGGCTGACGGGGCGGGAGCGTTTGAAGTTACTCCGGGCGAGGGGCTCTAATGGCACTCAGGGCAACATCTGGCGGTGGCGGTGGCGGTGGCGGCAGCGGCACGGTAACAACCGTCTCCGTTGCCACGTCTAACGGGTTTACGGGCACTGTTGCCAACCCTACGACAACTCCTGCGATCACGCTTGGGACCACGCTGACGGGGCTTGTAAAAGGCACTGGAACAGCGTTTGGCGCGGCAACAGCAAACACTGATTACCTGACGCCACCTAGCGGAACGGCAATTCTTAAAGCAGGTTCTGGTGGTGCGCTGGCCAATGCTGCGGCGGGTACGGATTATCAGGCTCCGATCACGCTGACAACGACCGGCACAAGCGGGGCATCGACGTTTGTCGGTAATACGCTAAATATTCCCAACTATGCTGCGGGCGCAGGATCGGGAACGGTTACGACAATTTCCATCCGTTCTGGCAACGGATTCGCGGGGACGGTACTTAACCCGACAACAACGCCTGCCGTCACTTTGAGTACCAGCATTAGTGGCGTTCTCAAAGGCGATGGAACCAGCTTGCTCGCGGCAACAGCCGGTACTGATTATCAGGTTCCGATTGTATTGACCACAACGGGATCAACGGGCGCTGCAACATTTTCGTCAGGGACGCTTAACATCCCCAACTATAGCGCCGCAGGAACGGTCACCAGCATCACGGCCGGGACGGGTCTGAGCGGTGGCACGATTACCAGCACCGGCACCATTGCGATTGACTCAACGGTTGCAACGCTGACCGGCAGTCAGACGCTGACAAATAAAACGGTGACTGGTCTTGCTAGCGCGTCTACGGTTCTGGACAGTGCAAGCAACCCATATGCGGTTGGTTTCCGAACCATGCCGCTTTCGAGCAACACCAGCGGGACTTTGGTGCTTTCTGATAGCGCGAAGTTTTACTACGTTACAAGCGGTGTTACGGTTCCGCTGAACTCATCGGTTGCGTTTGACATTGGTACGGTGGTCACGATTGTCAGCAATAGCACTGCAATAACAATCGTACCGGCGTCTGGCGTCACGTTGCAGTTGGCAAACTCTTCTGCTGCTGGGACTAGATCCTTGGCTGTCAACGGTATTGCGACTCTGTTGAAGGTTGCTGTAAACACTTGGTTCGTTAGCGGAAACGGCGTCACATGAGTGGCTTTCTTGGTCTTCTTCTGTGTAGCGGTGCTGCCGGCGGCACTACTCCATCTGAATATATTTCTTTTGGAGGAACAACGCCTGGAAAAAGAGTTACTGTTTATCCTTGGAACTCTACTTCTGGATTTGGTTCTGCTTACACAAGCCCAAGTGCCGCTCAAGGAATTTTAGGAAACATACAACAGACTTCTTTTGTCCCTGATAATTCAAATTTTGCTGTATGTTTTTCAGTTAGTCCATATTTTTCTGTTTATAAATGGTCTGCTCTTGGGTTTGGCACTAGATTTGCCGATCCGTCAACCTTATTAAGCCCAGCCGGAACTGCGGGTGCAGCTTTTTCTTTTACAAATTCTGTTGATGCTTTTTTAGCGGTCAACTTTAATGGTTCTCAGTACCTACAAGCATGGGCTTGGAATACCAGTACAGGATTTGGAACAAAGTATTCAAATAGCGGAATTCTTTCTGCGGCAAACGCTTCTTACGCTTGCAATTTGAACGGAGATAGTTCAATTGTTGGCGCTCAGATTTTTGATAGTCCGTACATCTATTTATATCCTTGGTCAAGCTCTTCGGGATTCGGAACAAAATATTCAAACCCTGCTACGTTACCACCGGGGTTTTCTACTTTACAGCTTGGGCTTTCGTTCAATAAAGTTACTGGTGATTTAGCATTTGGTTCTAGGGCCACACCATATATTGCCGCTTATGCGACAAGCTCTTCAGGATTTGGAACAAAATATTCAAACCCTGCTACCCCTGTTGCAAGCGGGACTAATGGTCTACGTTTTAGTCCTGATGGATCGGCTCTTGGAATTATAAACACCGCCGCTCCAGTTGTTAAGGTTTATCAATGGGGCGGTGGATTTGGCACAAGATATGCTGATCCTGCATCCGTTCCAGCTTATGCGAGCGCAATGGATTGGCAAAGCACTAACAATGCTATTGCAACAAGCAACGTCAGCTCTACACCATACACTTCAGTTTTTTCCTGGAGTAGTAGCGGATTTGGTGCAAAATATGCTGATCCTCCGACGGCGCCAGGGGTTTCAAGCACTGTGTCTTTCGCAAACCAATCAAGGTAAATAATGCTTACTGATCAAGAAAAACTCGCTAGCTTGGTAATGAATTCTTTCCATCGAGAGATGGAAATTTATGGTTACCAACTCAACATCGACAACTATGGTGCGATGCTTTTAGCGCTTTCATCTGAAGATTGGCCCGCAGAGCTGGCGGCGTTTAGAGCTGTAAAGACCGAGGATCTGCCGCATGAGCTGACCGACGATCAGGTTGCACAGATTGCCGATCTGCAATACCGAGACCGTCTGCGCGTCTTGGTTCGCACCGAGAAAGCAGAACAAAACAAGTCTGTTCGTATCCGTGACGTGCTCAAGGCTCAGATCGGCGCTGATTATGATTCATTGGTTGCAGCTTATAAGGCTACGCAGGCTCAATAATGGCAGTCAAACTATCTCCGCTGGCTGGTGCTGGCTGGCAGTTTTTCGATAACCTCGGAATTCCGCTAGCCGGCGGTCTGTTGTACACGTACACGGCAGGAACAACGACGCCACAAGAGACGTATACCAGCCCATCGGGG